AGGTAATTATGCCATTAGCCGAAAACAACGGGAAATTATTGAGAGTCTTAATTAAGAAGCCGTGGGAATTTTCCACTGCTATATTGAACGGCCACAAGTATCAGACGATTACGAACGGGAAAGTCGAATGGCTTGCTCAGAATCTCAATGAAGTTCTTCCGGGAATGACGCTAGCAAATAAGGATACGTATGACGTCTATAGCAGCGGATCTAAGCAGTGCTATAGGAAAGGCGGCATATTGACCGATTATCCGAGAAACAGTCTTGACGTAATGGTTGGAACCTGTTATCGAGCTGAATGCCGAGCTATCATCGCAAATAAGTTTGCTGCTGACGGCTGGCGTATTCCTTCTAGAGCTGACTGGAATAAGCTCATAAATGACTTAGATAGTCCATACGATCTCTGTCTTCCATCGACACCATGTGACTATAATCAGTATGATGGTACGAACAAGACAGGCATGTCTATCGTGCAAATCAGCACGATGGGTGGAACTTCGGATGATAACTATAGTCCAAGTTTCGGAAGTGGCACTCACTTTATGGTGAACGAGAATGCTACTGGAAGAGGAGATCAGTATATGGTCTATATCGGATTCTACAATGCTAAGTTCAACGGCTACGGAAATACATCGTATTATGGCTCAGTTTGGTATGAAACGTATTATTGCCGCTTGGTTAGAAATGTTGTTTAAGGAGTAAAGATGGAAAAATATAGAATCATCAAGACTGGTTTGAAGACTCAGAAAGAGTGCGACATCATAGATGGTGTACTTGGTCAACTGTCTGACGGCATGTGGGAGAACAGCCGAGCTGCTGAAGGCTATTGGCCATATATCGATGCTGATCTCAAGAACGGTGAAGTCGTGTTGACTGTGTCTAATCTCTACCATAGCGGAGGATATCTTGACAACAGATTCCTCAAGATGCCCGATGACGACGTCAAGAAGTGGCTCGCTAAGAAGATCAAGCAGGTCATCAAGGAAGAGGGTCTAGACTGGAAGAGAGACAACTCAGACGAGACGGACTATCTTGACACTTCGTGGAGAAAGAGCAAGCAGCCTTCGACTGTAGCTGACTGCTACTATGTCTATGAAGTTCTCAAGGGAAGAAACGTAGCTAAGCATCCAGAGTACGCGAAACAGATGAACATCTCTGATGCTCTGAAGACACTCGACAACGCTAAGATCAAGTATGTACAACAGGAAGATGAGCCTTGGGAATCTGATCTAGACGAATCCTGCATCTCATGTCCTCTGCTGTCTGAAGCAGAGCTAACTCCGGAGCAGAGAGAAGCTAGAAGAAAGAAGAAGCCGAGAAGCGCTTCTATGCGAAAGCGAGGCACGATCACATGACTGCTGATTACAAATCCAAGTCAGAGCCAGCTAAGCCTATCTATCTGAAGATCTTCCAGAAGAGTGGAAACATCGGTGGTGGTTGGTGGGTAGAAAAGCCAGGGAAGCCCGAGTATCAAGCATTCAAAGATCTAGAGACTCTCAAGAAGTATTTCGGATCTGACACAGAAGCTCTGATAAACGGAGCCAGACTCGACTATGAAGATGGCGAAGCTGGCGGACCAGGCTGGAAGATTAGAGTCTGTGATACGCCAGAGATCCCTGATGATGTTCTGGAGAAGCTCAACAAGGATCTGCTGAAAGGCAGTTCTATGAGCCACCACTCTTACGAGTGGTAATTAGCCGTTAGGATTGATCAATCTCTTCTCGAAGTACTCAGGAAGGTACTTCGAGAATTTGTTGTGCTGGAAAGTGAACGTGCTGTCTAGGATGAATGTCTCTGCGTAGTCAGTCTGGCTTCTCACTGATCGACCGCTCGCTTGAAGCAGCCTCTGCCACATCTTGTTTTGATACCACAGCGGCGTCTCCTCGGCTAGCGTCTTCGTTCGAGTGTTGCCGAGAGAGTCCCACGGCAGCTTGACGATGATCTGGAACTGAGACAGGTCGTCGTGAAGGTCGATTCCTTCGGTCATGGATGACGACACGAGCACAGTGTCCTTGCTGACCATGTGCTCTTCGAGAATGTCTTCATTTCTGACCTCGTCGAGACGGACTAGCAGCCTAGGATCGTGAAGGTTCTCTTTGATGTACTTTGAGATCTTCATGTTTCCGGTGTGGATGATGCCTCGCTGACCTTTGTGCTGGTCTAGAATATACTTCACCGACTTGACGATTGTTCTCATGTTCTCTTCGTCTTGAAGATCTCTGAAGTTGGTAGCGCAGTTGCCCAGCACTACGATAGGAGCGTTCTTCGCTGGGAACGTGGACTCGACGTCTACGAAGCAGCACTGGTCTGGACGGATGCCGAGTGATCCGACGAAGTTAGAGAAGTTGAGGATCGTGGCAGACATGAAGATGATCTTGTCAGCCATCTTGTCGAAATACTTCTTGAAGATCCAGTCGACGTTGACCGGAACGATGTCCAAGCTGCGGTCCTTCTTGTTCCAGTTGTAGACCCAAGAGTCTGTCTGGTCGGACTCGTTGTAAGCGTCGATCTTGAGCATGGTCTCGACGATCTCTCGCTTGTGCTTGTACTTCTTGCTCTTCGACGACGCATCTCCTTCCATAGCCTTCTTGACGTTTCCGTCTTTGACTTTCTTTCCCTGCTCGGCTTCGTATTCTAGCATCTCTTTGTAGATCCTCGAGGCTAGATCTCGGCAGATCGTGATGTACTTCTCCATCTTCGCCGTAGGCTTGGAGGAGGACTCTAGCTCAGCGTGCTTGAGAAACTCTAAGTCGCTAGCGGAGAGCTTCTTCTCTCCTTCGAACATCTTTATCATCTTGTCGGCGCTGAAGCGTATCGTTCCGACATCCACTAAGAAGTCTTCAAGGAGATGGGCTTCGTCAACGATGAGAAGATCACGCTTGGCGTTGTCGCCTCGTGGCGCTATCGTAGACTTCAGGACGGAAGTGTTCGCGAGAAGAATTGGTGACTCTAGCGCTCTGTTGACTGCGTTGTAGTACGGGCAGAGATCGTTGATCTTGCAGTAGCGCTTGATTCCGATAGCCGTAGACTCGCAGCCTTGACATGGACCTCTGTCGCATTTCGTGTTGTCGTAGACCGAGCAGTCGTAGTTCTGCATTCCCTTGAGCATCTGTATCGGAAACTTTCCTTTGAAGTCTCTCCAGTACTGATCTTGCAGCGCCTTGTTGGTTACTACGATGTAGCTCGAGTGTGCGAGCATTGACTCGTAGATAGCGATTCCTGATTTTCCAGATCCTGTCGGCATCTGGGCCACGATGTATTTCTTGTCTGTGCCTTTGACCGTCTCCAGAAACTTCTGCTGCTCTGGGCGGATCTTCTCATAGGGAAATTCGATGTTCATGTTATACAATATAGTAAAATTGCAGATGAACTATTTAGTTGTACAAAAATTTTAATTAGATTTGACTTAAGGAGAGCGCCGCTCATGGCGCTGAAATATATGAAGAATCGAAAGAAGATACTCCTGATCGACATGGCGAACATGTCCATCAGAACTGGATGCTCTTGCTACAGAGACGATCCTACCGACAAGACCTACAACAACTGGAAGTGTGAGATTCTGGAAAATCTGGCAGGACTCGTTCAGACGACTGGCGCTAACTCGATCATTCTCTGTCAAGAGGGAAAGAAGAACTGGCGCTATGAAGTCTATGACGACTACAAGTCCAACCGCAAAGAGGCCAAGGCGAAGAACAAGCTCGACTTCGACACGTTCTATCCTATGGCTGACGACTTCTGCGACAAGATGAAGAAGTACATCCCGAACGTCTACCAGCTTAGGGTCGAAGGCGCTGAAGGAGATGATCTCATCGCAGTCTTGACTAAGTGGCTCACTCCAGCATACGAAGTGATCTGCGTCTCTACCGACCGCGACTTCTACCAGCTCTTGAAGTACAACGGCTACAAGCAGTACAATCCCATCAAGCGCCAGTACGTCCAGGTCATCAATCCGGAGCGCTACCTTCTAGAGAAGATCGTCGTCGGCGACAAGGGAGACGGCATTCCTCACGTCAAGCCTAAGGTCTCGGTCAAGACGGCTGCTGACATCGTAGAAGCTGGACTGGATGACTGGCTGCGAAACGAGAGCCAGCAGATCCGCGACAACTTCGAGCGCAACAAGCTGCTCATCGACTTCGACTGCATTCCTATTCCAGTTCAGACGAGAATCATGGAAGAGTTCAAGAAGCTTCGCTACAGCGGAATGAGCATGAGGGACATGTCTGAGTTCCTGATGGCCGTAGGTCTCGCCAACAAGTTCGACAAGATTCCGGAATACGCTAACACCTTCATCAAGATGGAGCGGATCGATGTGTAAGGACAAGAAGAAGTTCAACCGGTTCTATGTCGACGTCCTCAACTCTCTGCGAACATACTCGACGTGCTCTCGCCTGCAGGTCGCAGCTATTCTAGTGAAGGACTCTCGGATTCTCAGCTCTGGCTATAACGGCGTCGCTAAGGGCTGCACCGAGTGCAACAAGATCTTCTTCAAAAATCTCGACGGAACTTACACCTACTCTGCGGACCTCTATCTTGGATATCGGTACATGAGAGAGGAAAACAAGTTCTTCCTGAGCGAGGAAGAGTACAGAAAGAAGCATCACGAGTTCGCCGACAAGTACGAGATCCACGCTGAGATGAACTGCTTGGGGTTCGCTCTCAAGAACAACACCGACATCACTGGCGCACAGCTCTACTTGACGACAAGTCCGTGTCTGAACTGCTGCAAACTGATCCTGACCTCCGGAATCCGGGAAGTTTACTACATTGAAGAGTATGATGATCGCAGTGGGATTGAATATCTGCTCCGAAACGGCGTAATTTGCGAGAAAATTGAGCAATAGTCTGAATTTCAGCACATATCCTTAGGACTTCTCTATAAATAATAGGTATAAAGAGTTCTAAGGAGCTATAAAGATGGCTGAACACAAGAAACTATTGAACGAAGGCTTCATCAACGACTTGAAGACCGACCGCAGCGAGGACAAGCACCTCTACATCGAGGGCGTGTTCATGGGCGCTGAGAAGAAGAACAGAAACGGCAGAACCTATCCACGTGCTCTGATCGAGCGTGAGGTGAATTCCTTCAACGAGTACATCAAGAACAACGAAGCTCTCGGCGAGCTTGAGCATCCCGAGTACGCTAAGGTCAATCCGAAGGAAGCTGCAATCAAGATCATCTCTCTGAAGATGGACGAAGACTTCGCTATCGGCAAGGCTAAGGTTCTAGACTACATGCCGAACGGTCACATGCTCGCTGGTCTTCTGCAGGACGTCAGAATGGGCGTCTCCTCTAGAGGCGTTGGCGACGTGAACGAAGACACTGGCATCGTGGAGAGCAACTTCCACCTCATCACGATCGATGCAGTCTACGGTCCTAGCTGCCCGGACGCTTACGTCAACGCAGTGAACGAGTCTTTCGAGTGGGTCTTGAACGAGTCCACTGGTCTCTACATCGAGAAGAGAATCCAGCACAAGCCAGAAGAAGCTATCGCTTCTCTCGAACCCGCTAAGGAAGCTTTCGACAAGAAGCTGGACGCTAAAGGATCTAAGGCTGTCGTCGAAGCGTTCCGTGAGTTCATGGACGTCTACAAGCACATCTAATCTGAGGTTCAAATGAATATATTCAAAGCGCTTAGGGTCATTGAAGAATCTGGTCTATTGTGTGAGAGAGAACTTACACCTGAGCAAAGAGCGGCTAGACGTGCTAGAGCTAAAGCTAGACGGGAAGCTAAGAAGTCAGGTGCACCTAAGAAGAAAGAGAGACCTGCTATCGGAAGATACAAGTCTGCTGAAGAGTATTCTACTGCATTGTTTGATTACTATGGACGAACGTTAAGACCTCAGGAAATGGAAAAAGCTTCTGGTATGGACTGGCGTCATATAGAGCATGTCATCGTTTATCACGGTGTAGATATTAGAGATGCTTTGCGAAATGATGGAAAGCTATATACTCACGAGTCTACATATTTCTGGTTGACAGACTATGAGTGCAAGTCGTATGAAAAGATTAAGGAACTTCTGAATCGCGAGTTCGGAGAGTATGGCTGGTATAGGGTCTATTACTACTATGGTACAGATCTAGTCGATAACGGCTACGGTGAGCATTACTTCTATAACCCGAAGTACTTTTCATATCAGGACACTATCGCTAAGGAAGAAGCTGAAGCTTATCTAGAAAGAGGCGAGATCCCTCCGTCTATAAGCTACAATGGGCATGGGTTCGGTTACACTCCTAGAGTATATAAAGAGTTCTGCAAGCTACCAGGAGCAAAGAAGCTACTGGACGATAGAGAGAAAAAGGAAGAGATCAATCGAAAGAACTATAAGCCATACAATGGTGCAGGAGAGTTCCTTAGGGCTCATCCGGAAGCATCAGTAACCTGAGAAAAATCTGAAAATCCTGGGTTTAGAAAACGCTCTGATTTTCTTAAATTTACTAAGTAAACCGCTAAAAAAGGACTACAAAATGACTCCTGAGAAGCTCCAAGAACATGTTAGAAAGACGATCGAGAACCTCATGATCGATCACGTCGGCAACTTCGTAAACGACTTTGAATGGTCTGCTTCAGATGATCCGTCTGAAGCGATCGAGAAGTTCAATGTCTCTTACGGCAACTATCTCGCTGCTTTTGATCGCGCCGTCTTGAACGGCGTCGCCGAGGGCATCAACAAAGCATGCAACGAGACTTTCCATCACTGTCTGAG